AATAAAGTCCAAAAAGAGGAAACGCCAAATCCTTACAATTATAAAAAATCTTGGCACGAAGGTAATGATAAACCTTTTGAATCAGCAGATGGGTTATACTTTGATAAGCCAGAAGATAAGAATAAATTATTCAAATCTAATAGCATTGAAGAAGCAGTAGACCCTGATAACGTTAATCCAGAAGGATTGGAATCTAAAAAGGATACACCTTATAAGAAACCAGACTACAAAAAACGTTATGATGATTTAAAAAGACATTATGATACTAAACTTAATGAGTTTAAACACAGAGAAGAAGAGTTACTTAATCAAGTTCAACAACCTGAATATGTAGCTCCAAAGACTGAAGAAGAACTTGAAAAGTTTAAAACAGATTATCCTGATGTCTATGAAGTAGTAGAAACTGTTGCTCATATGCAATCGGAGTCTAAGGCAAAAGTTCTAGAAGAACGTCTTAGCAAACTTCAACAACGTGAACAAGAGTTATTACGAAAAGATGCAGAAAAAAGGTTAATGGATAGACATCCTGATTTTGAAGATATTAGAAACAGCGATGACTTTCATGCATGGGCAAAAGAGCAACCAGACTCAATTCAGAAATGGATTTATTCAAATGCTGATGATGCCGATTTAGCTTCACGTGCTTTAGATTTATTTAAAAGAGATATTGGTATGGATGTTCCTAAAGAGACTAAGTCATCTTCTAGGACTAGAAAATCTGCTGCTGATATGGTGTCAACTAAAACAACAACAGTTGAACCTAAACAGGAAAAGATTTGGTCCGAAAGGGAGATTGCTGCAATGAGCATGGATGAGTTTGATAAATACGAAGAGGAAATATCAAATGCTATGCAAGAAGGCAGAATCGTTAAGTAAACTATTATAACACAAAGGAGAAAGTATCATGGCTCAATATTTTGAACCCTCAACCGATACCGATGCTAACTTTGCTAACTCCGTAAGTGGACAAACTAATAGCTACTTCCTACCTAGTATTTATTCTAGAAAGGTTTTAAACTTTTTTAGAAAGAGCTCAGTAGTAGAAGCTATTACAAACACCGACTATGCTGGTGAAATATCTGCTTATGGAGACTCTGTAAAGATTATTAAAGAACCTGTAATTACTGTGGAAGATTACACAAGAAATACAGATACAACACAAACTAAATTAACCGACCAAGAGATTAACTTAGTTGTTGATAGTGCTAAAGCTTTTAAATTCATCGTAGATGATATTGAAAGTAATATGTCACATGTTAACTTCAAAGAGGTTGCTACATCATCTGCTGCATATGCATTAAGAGATTCATATGACGCTGCTGTTATAGCAAACATGTTCTCAGGTGTTTCAACATCAAGTCCAGACCACGTCTTAGGTGCTGATGCTGCTGCTGCTACTCAAACTATGGGTCAGCATCAAGGTGGCTCAAACTCTATTGACTTAACTGGGTCTGATGGAACAGGAACTGACCCACTAGATGTTATGGCATTTATGGCTAAATTACTAGACGAACAAAATGTACCTGAAGAAGGTAGATGGTTTGTTGCTCCACCTGCATGGTATGAGCAACTTTCACAGTCTGGTTCAAAGCTAATGAGTGTTGACTTCAATGCAGGTCAAGGTTCAATTAGAAACGGATTAGTATCAAGTGGAAAACTAAGAGGTTTTGATATGTACAAATCTAACAATATCGCTGCTGCAAGTACAGCAAGTGGTAAAGTGTTAGCTGGACATATTTCATCTACAGCTACTGCTCAAACTATTATTTCAACAGAAACATTAAGAGACCCAACATCTTTTGGTGACATAGTTAGAGGATTGCATGTATATGGCTCAAAAGTACTAAGACCTGAAGCTTTAGTTTCAGCGTTCTTTACAGTCGATTAAGATTGACGAACTCGGGGGAGTCTTCGGACTCCTCCATTTTTAAGGAGATAAGATGGAAGGACAAATAAGTTATTACGAAACTATTCAAGACAAAGAAGATAAATGTCGAGAAATGGTTGGTTACAATGAAAGTTTAAAAGAAAAAGATAAAGGAGATAAATAATGTATCACGGTAAAGATGAAAAGAAAAAGAAAAAAATGATGTATGGTGGCACAGCTCGTAAAAAAATGATGGGTGGTGGTATGTACGGAATGAAAAGAAAAAAAATGATGCATGGTGGACCACACAATAATATGGACAGAGTTGGCATGGCTATGGGTGGTGCAATGGATGTTCAAGAACCTAACTAATGAAAGTTAAAGCACCTAAAGGTTATCATTGGATGAAACAAAAAAATGGTAGCTATAAGTTAATGAAACACAAAGGAAAGTTTGTAAAGCATAAAGGTGCTAGTTTAACTGCAAACTTTGCTATACAAAAAGTACATACAAAATAATGGCGACAACATATTTAGATTTAAGTAATGAAGTTCTAAGAGAACTAAATGAAGTGGTATTAACATCTGGTTCATTTGCTTCAGCTACAGGTATTCAAGGATTTGTTAAAGATGCAATTAATAAATCATTGTTTGATGTAGCAAATGCAGAACCACAGTTACCATTTTTTAGTGCTGGAGTAAGTGGTAGTACAGACCCTTTTTATGGTAATGTAACTGTAGCTACTGTAGCAGGACAAAGATGGTATACATTAAAAGCTAGTAGTTCTAGTATAACTTCAGATTATGCTGCAGTTGATTGGGATGATTTTTATATTACTACTATTAATGTAAGTGGTGAGTCAGCTCCTTTTACATCTACAGGGTTAAAATATTTAACACTTGCAGATTGGAAAAGGTATTATCGAGATGCAGAAAATGCAGACGATGCTGATGCACAATCTTATGGTGAACCTAAATATGTATATAAAAGTCCAGACCATAGAAAGTTTGGACTAAGTCCTATACCTGATAAAGTTTATAATGTGCATTTTTATGCTTTTGAAAAACCAACAGCTTTATCAGCGTATGATGATACTATACCAATGCCAGAACAATATAGTAATGTATTAACAGCTAGAACTAGATATTATGTACATCAGTTTAAAGAAAATATACAACAAGCTGCTATGGCATTAGATGATTATAAAAAAGCTTTACGTCATATGAAAAGTAATTTAATTAATCCACAGCCAAAGTATATGACAGACGATAGGAGATATTTCTAATGGCAGCATCAATGCCATTTTCAGTACCACTACAAGGTGGTCTTAATAAATCTACTAACTCGTTAGCATTATTAAGAACTCCCGGAGTTGCAACAAAGTTAAGAAACTTTGAGGTATCTATTGAAGGTGGTTACAGAAGAATAAATGGTTATACTGTTTTTGGTGGTGGTAGTGCTGTTAGACCTAATACTGCAGAAGATATAGAAGGACTATCAGTTTATGCAGATGGTGTTGTAGCTGTAGCAGGTAATGATATATTTTTTAGTCAAGATGGTACAAGTTATTTACAAATAAATAAAGCTAGTGTAGATGCATCTGGTGATAATTTTAGTACCTTTTCAGGTCGTAGTGAGTTATCATTAACATCAATAGACCAATGTGAGTTTGCATTATTTGAAGGTACTTCAGATTATGGTGAGTTAGTTATAACAGATAAGAGTGGTAATAATAAACCTTTCTTATTTAAAATGACAGGTACATCTGCAGTATTAAGTTCGAGAACATTTTTTGTTAGTCAAATAACAATTAGTGGTTCTAAAACAGCAAAGTTTTGTACTATCCATGATAATCACTTAGTTGTATCTGGAGACCCTAGTACACCTAATACTATATATTATAGTGCTACTGGTGACATAGATAGTTTTAGTGGTACAGGTTCGGGTAGTATAACACTAGAAGATAAAGTAGTTGGACTAAAAAGTTTCCGTAATGAACTATTTATATTTTGTCAAAACTCAATATTTAAGTTGCAAAATATAAATAATTCTAGTACAATAGCAGTTGTACCAGTTACTAAAAACGTAGGTTGTGTTGATGGACAAACTATTCAAGAAATTGCTGGTGACTTAGTATTTTTAGCACCAGATGGTTTTAGAACAGTTGCAGGTACAGCAAGAATTGGTGACGTTGAGTTAGGAACTATAAGTCAAGCTATACAACCAATTATAAATGATATTGTAGCAGCTAAGAGCACATTACAATTTAGTAGTGTTGTTATTAGAGATAAATCACAATATAGAATGTTTTATAGTACATCAACAGATACTGCAGCAACATCAAAAGGAATTATAGGAACATTAAGACCTAATGGTTTTGAATGGTCAGAAACACTAGGCATACAAGCTCCAGCTATTACATCAGGATTTAATAGTAGTGGAGTAGAAAAATTTTATCATGGTGATAGAGATGGTTATATTTATAATCACGATACTGGTAATGCTTTTAATCCAGCAGGAACATCTACTAATGTAGAAGCAGAGTATCAATCACCAGATTTTGATTATGGAGATTTAGGTACATTAAAAACTTTGGATTATGCAAAGATTGCCTTTACTCCAGAAGGTGATGCACAGCCAACACTTAGAGTTAGATTTGACTATGACAGTTTAGATACCCCACAACCTGCTGACATAGTTTTAACAGAGATACCAGAACCAGCTATTTTTGGTACTGCTGTATTTAACACACAAAAGTTTGGAGCATCTGAACAGCCTTTACTAAGACAAAGTTTAACAGGTAGTGGACACAGTAACTTTTTTAAAATTTTTAGTGCAGATACAAATGCACCATATGCAATTAATGGACTATATGTAACATATAGACCTTCAGGGAGACAATAGGAGATATAAAAGATGGCAGGATATACTAGACAAAGTTCATTTAGTGATGGAGATACCATTACTGCTGCACTTTTTAATAATGAATATAATCAATTAGTAAATGCTTTTAACGTAAGTTCAGGACATACCCATGATGGTAGTACAACTGGTGACGGTGGTCCTATATCTACATTATTTAGTAATACTTTAACTTTTGGTACAAATGCTGAAAGTGATATTGCTATCACCTTTAATGCTGCATCTAATGATGGAGTATTAACATGGAAAGAAGATGAAGATTACTTTGAGTTCTCTGATGACTTATTAATTGCAACAACAGAAAAAATACAATTTAGAGATACAGCTATATACATCAATTCTAGTACTGATGGACAATTAGACTTAGTAGCTGATACAGAAATACAAATAGCAGCAACAACTGTAGATATAAATGGTAATGCTGATATATCTGGTAACTTAGGCATAGGTGGTAATTTAACAGTCACAGGTACTACTACATTTAATGGTGGTACAATTACTATGGGTGATGCAGCTACTGACAACGTAGTCTTTGGAGCTGACGTAGATTCAAACATTATTCCAGATGATGATAATACTTATGACCTAGGTAGTTCTTCACAGGAATGGAAAGACTTATATGTTGACGGTATTGCATACTTAGATGGTATTAACTTTAATGGTACTGCAATTACAGCAACTGCTGCAGAACTAAATATATTAGATGGAGTAACATCAACAGCAGCAGAACTTAATATCCTTGATGGTGTAACAAGTACAACAGCAGAACTAAACATCTTAGACGGTGTTACAGCTAGTGCAACTGATATTAATTTAATAGATGGTATAACAAACGGAACAGTAATAGCAAGTAAAGCTATTATAACAGACTCAAACAAAGACATTACTGG